TATACCCTCTTTTGCGTCAACAAGTGTGACTACTAACTGTTTTTGTGTGTGAAGTGGACGTACACGATTTGTGCTCGATATTAGGATATGAGCGTTCCTCACATCGCATACGTCCGTCCGTCCCGTCAAGATAGCTGTTTGCTATACTTTGTGTGTCTTTTATTCAGTCCACTTTGGCAAATGGAAAGCATCTTCTTTCCGCCATCGTGTGTACATATCAGTGACGCTACGCATCACTTCCTGTTCCTCTGTAAGCTTCCACCAGACGTGTGAGTTTGGATCGTACTCATCTGCGGTGTACATCCAGATGCGCTCAAAGCCGTCGTTGGTTTCCCGTGAGACAGTGAAGCTGATGGTGTCTACAACACGCGTTCCATAGTTGAGGTGCGTGTCTACCGATACCTGTGTGAAGTGTACGTTTACTTCAACGAGAGCATTTGTTGCCTCGTACTTACCGACCAGGTACCAACGTGCATTAATACTACACACGTGTTCAGCACCAGTAGTATTCATCTGAATCCAAGCGTCGCTGACATACATGTCGTTTGTCTCGCGCTGATCCTTGATGATGTGCGTAAGTGTGCCTTGAATGCTTCCCGACTCTTCCCACATGTCCAGATACTTCTTCATCTCTATTCCCCTAAACCTTTGTGCTTTGCAATGATATGCGCGGCAGCTGCAATGTCTACATCCTTCAAACCAAACGTTTGAACCAAAGACAGTACTTCTTCCCCATACTGTGTCTTGATGTTCGCCACTAAGTACATCGCTGCACACTGATCAAACGTGACACCAGTAATCGTAGCGATTTCTCTAATGCGATTATGCGACGGCATATTCTTGCCGGTTGCATAACGTGAAGTGACAGATGCTTGAATACCAAGTGCAATAGCCAAATCATTGTTCGTCATATCTACCTCCTTTAGCGGTAACCTAACACGCAGATATTACGATGACGTTTCTAAGATGTCAATACCGTGTATGGATTTCATCAATTTCTTTTTAGTCTTGTACGTCTGTGTCTTAAATCCTTTGACATCTTCAACTACTGTTTGATCGCCTTGCTGGTAGACAAAGTCAGCTATGTACACACCGTAAAAGATTCCCTGGTGCTCAAGCTTGTACCGTACCTGTCTTCTGAGATCCGTTATGGCGCCAGCTTTGAGCAGTAGTAGTAGGTCACCAAAGCGTTTGAATTCCATCTTAGAATCAAACATGCCATACTCCACGGAATACATGCGTTGGTTGCGATACTTACTCTTTGCCGGTGGTGTACCCGCAAAACCAAAAGCACCGCATGCTTTGCAGTTGAGTACGAATGTACTATGCTGCGCTTGCTCTGCAATGCCTTCCGCTCCACACTTCTTACAACTTGCCTTCATTCATCTCCTCGACGATGGATCCTGTTAGGATGTCTGGCTTTTGCTCTAGCCACCACTGTAACTCCTCTGGTGCATTTGCTTGCATGTAGGCCCTCACAGACGCCCCGTGGAGCAGGAATATCTTCCCTATGCGCTCACCGGTCAAATGTCCACGATGTTTGTACACGCGTAAACTCTTTGGATTCATGCGAAGAAAAATGCCGGCGTCCTTGTAAGTCATCAAGTCATCCTGGATGCACAGCTTGACACGCTTCCGTGCTTCGTCTTGGTATCCGCTGTATTCAGCGAGAGGATCGTACTTTAGTCTTCTTGCTTTCCACTTCATGGCATTTTGGTCCCTGCCATCAAGTCTCTAAACTTCTGGCGGAATTTCTCACGTGCACGTTCGGTCTCTTCCGGATGCGGCTCGATGAACATTGACGCTTCATAGACTCTACGAGCAGCTTCATTCGCCGCACTATGCTGCGCTGCTATTGTCTCCGCCCAGTCTTCGACTTCTTTCGGTGTAGGTCGAAACTTGCACTCTCTCCGAATCTTCATCTCTAGTTCGTTCAACCCTTTAGCGTTGTAAGGATCCGCTAAGGAGCGACACGCCTGGGCATAAAGCTTACAGTCTGTCTCATCTATTGTGACTCCCTGATAACGCGCCACGATAGGCACTATGCGGTCTACTACGTGCCGTATTGCTTCGACGTCAACACCACTCCGAGTAGCTATCTGTGTCATTTCATTTGCTCCAAAATGTTGTCACGGAATTGCAGTGCAATGTCCTGATTTGTTGTCCTCTTCACGTGCTGTGTTGTAGCACTTCCAGTCACCAAAGAATCCCACATTGAAACAAGTACTGTTGACTTGTGAGCGTTCTTCAAAACCCATGTATCGGATAGCCCGAAAAACGCCGATATAGAAGACTTTATAGTCTCGTCGGGTGTTTTCCCAATAACGCGCTTAAAGTGTCCCCCTAGCGCCGCTAGAGAGCCTGTAGGTGCATGTCCGTACTTCTCTGTCCATAGATCTACGAACATCGATACGCAAAGCTTTGGTGTAAGAGTCTCGGTTGCTACTGCAATCGAGGTATTTGTATTTAAATCTCTTATACATATATCTTTATCTGTATCTATCTTCTTCTTCTTAATTCTTAATTCTATACGCGTGGAATCTTCAGCGGACTCCACAACGGATTCCAATGCGGATTCCACTGCGGAATTGTTGCGGCGTGAAACTAAACTGGCCTTCCGAGTACGATCATCAGCACGTCGTTTTTCAACGTAATCACGGCTCGTTTGTGTGTCCGTGTAGCCCACAATTTCGTACTGCCAAGCGTCCGTTTCACGTACTAAATCAGACGCCAAAACCTCACCAAAGACTGCTTCAGGAACACGCATACAACTGGTAATTGTCTCGACGTCCATAGAGTCCAGGCGCCCGTCTGTCAAGTGTTCACCTGAGTAACAAAGGGCGTAGATGTACCAGCGAAATGCATCGCTAGATAACCTACGCACAGCTTTATTCATTGGAAACTTACAATCCAATTTGACCCACATAATTTCCCCTTTGGTAATAATGAACCCGGATGTTTCACCGGGTTGATTATCTATCGCATCCGTGCAATGTCTAACATTGCGGATCTCAATACTGTCGTTAGTAGCCATCGTGGCTTCTTGCTATCACAAAACGCTTGCAGTTGACTATGTGTAGTCTCTCCAAGGTTGATCTGCAATCGCTCCTCCCTACGAGTGATTGCACGCTTCTTGACTGGTTGTACGTGTCCGGCGATAAGTAGCTGTGCTGCCTCCCTAGCGAGCGCTGAGATGTACAATCCGCGACGCTCACCTGCCAGCTTTATAAACTCCAGCTCGTCCTTACTGAACCTAAGCATGAAAGACCGGTAGCCAATATTTAGCTTTGTCCCTGTACGTGTAGGTTTACGATTATGAAAGGCGTATTCAGCCATTAAACTTCTCTAGCTCCTTGTATATACGAAAGGCAAGATGCCTTCGTCCCTCTGACCACTTACGAATGTCATGGTCAAAGTCGATGTGAGAGACAAAGTCTCCCTTCCATGCAATCTTGATGCGACGCATGTAGTGATCGTAATTGCTTGGTGTCTCATTCATAAGAGTCAAGCCGTCCCAAGTAATGGGACGACTCCACCGCACAAACGATTGATGCGAATCAAACTCCTCTTTCAGGAAATCGCGTATCACTTGTACTGTCATAGTGTTTTGATCGCCATGCTTTCTTCCGCAGGGATAATCTCGAATGCGTCTGACTCAGCAGGGATATTCTCGATGTCCAGCTTTGAGATAAGGACTTTCTTCGACACAATGACTGCTTCTGGTACGTTTGCTTCCGCCCAGGCTATTGCTTGCTGGTCATCCTTGATCGCAATGCGAGGATTCTTCTTACGGAATGCAACCGTGCCGTAGACACAACGGTATGTCTTTGTGCCACGTGCCAAGTTACCTTCGGCGACCATGCGAATCTCATCGTGGTGCTTAAGTTTGTACCAGTCAACGCGATCCTGCAATACACCAATCAGTTTGTTGGCATTCTCAATGATTGCACCAAGAGCAAGCTTCCTCGCTGCAAGGTCTGTTTCCATGTCCATGAGATTCGCCATGTACTTCTCAAGGTCATAGATGTTTTCTACCTTTGAGATGTACCGGTTAGACTCTGGAGACATCCCAATAATCTCACCTGTTTCTGCGTCCACTAACCAATCTCCTGAAACCTCTACTTGTTGAATACTTTGTTCGTCCATTTGATCCCCTTATCATCTTTCCAAGACAGCCTGTCTGCGCTCAGGACAAAGACCACGCCTACGAATTCCCCTGCGTGGTCACATCGCTGCACGACGACGAAGTCTGTTCCTTCGTACTGATGCCCAACAGTCTTCGCCCAAACAACCTCACCGCGCTGATTGCGATAACAGACGATGGTGTCATCGTAAATACGGTGCGGCAGTAGTGTAAATGCGCCAACAACAAATCCAAGAATAGAACAAAACAAACTTACGAGGACGTAACTCATTTTGCTTCCTGCAACTTTCTGAGCGCTATTGCGTAGCCTTCGACAGATGGAATAGCTGAACCTGAGTATTGAAGGTAGATTTCCTTCTTGCGGTCCGTTGTAAGATCACCATATTTATCTTTGACAGCTACCCAAAACTGCACGCTGACATCCTGTTTAGGTGCTTCGTAACGAGGTGCATGCTGAATCGTGGATGCGTTACCGTCGTCATCATCGTCCGTTGCAAGGGCAAGTAGACTAGCCAAGGAAAACCTACGAGCGTAGGTCTGAGCAGCTCCAAGTCCGTGTGCATCAAACTTCGCAACAGGGACTATGCTGATAGATTCTATCCACTGGCCGGATAAATGTATACAACGAGATGCCGCCGTAATCGTGAAAACAGACGTCTCTTGAAACGTCTCGACCACTTCCGCTGTCTGCTCGTTATTCGCCTTGCGACGCATCGTGACGTTGTGTGTCGCACCTTCCGTTACCGTCTGCGTGATGAAACAACCGTTCCTCACCAGGATTGGACGAATGGTGTCAAGGATGGCATCCAGTGATGCATACTTACTCTTGAATGCTGGATTCTTCGAATCCTTTACAATCGCTCTTAACTCATTGTGGATACCAACGAGCGCCGGTGCGATTTGGTCTAACTGATCGCTTGTTCGCGTCATACTAACCTCCATATTGGAGGCATTATGTCACACGCTATGACGCATTGTCAATATTAATGCGTTCTATCCTGATGCGTATTCCAAGCAGCTTTGCTTGTTCATGTCGGTTGTTCGTTCCGAGCGCCTTAGATATCCGGTACATATGCCATTCAAGTGTTCGTTCACTTTTCTTGAGCACTTTACTCGCACCTTGAAAGCCAAGTTGTGTGACGGCTGCCCACACCCGCTTTTGTTGGCGAGTCAGTTCTTTTTGGGGCTTGGTCTCTTGGGTATTCATATCATTATTGTGTATAATATTTTTGCTACTTAATTTCCCCAATGTCCAGTAGTAACCCCGTCACCCCTAAGGCGGGGTTTTCTATGTCAGGACTACTTCCCACGTAGCACCAAGGTCTGTCGATCTACAAACCTTTTTGGAGCCACTAATGTCGAAGATTGCGTAGAGCATGCCGCCAAGGTGTGGATCGTAACTTGTGTCAAGGACTTTACCTACTTGCGGAGTAACGCTGTTGATCGTGCAGTTAGCGGCAGTAGTCCAAGTAGCACCTAGGTCTCTACTTTTTCTGTACTTGATGTTCCCTGGTGTTGCTGTCGTGCCATCGTCGTAGATGATGATCAACAACCCTCGGTTAGTGTCGCATTCAAAACCAGCTGTTCCAGCAGTCACAGTAAGTAAGTCTCCTTTAGTTGCGCCGTTGTCTGTGGTGTAACTAAGCGTATAAGATGTCGAACCTTTGATAAGCATAAAGATGAAGTCACCGGTGTTGTCAGAGTCGCGAAGCTTCACGATGTTGTCCGATGTTATAACAGTACCGGCTAACCGTTCCGTCAAAGGAGCGTCCTGTAGACGCACGTTTATCTTGGTTGCTTTACCAAGCATCAGAAAGCCCTTGGTCTTATATGCTTCAATCGCAGAAAATAATTCTTGTAAAACGTCACGAAACCATGCCCGGTGACGATGACTAGTATGTATGGGATTAAGGTTTATACTTTTGGTCACGTAGTCAACGTGATGATTTGCCTCACCGAGTCCATACGGAGCGCCAGTGTAGTATCTACCTTCGGCGTCTATTGTCGAATCTGTACCCCGGTTACTGTTGTCGCTGGTGCGTATAAGGTCAACCGTACCAGTAGTAACAATGTCTCCCGCTGTGTCTAGTAACCCACCGTGTGCTATGCCACGAAGTAGAGACACGCCACCTAAGTAAAGCGCAGAGTCTGAACCGCCATTGATGTCAAACGGATCATATAAGTCTGGTGGGAAATTCCCATTGATCTTGTCAAACAGTGTTTGCGCGGTAATGTTGCCGGTGACTTTATGTCCGTACGTGAAGTCTGTACCCGTAGTTGCGTTAGGCGTAAGTAAGGCGCCTCCACCGTACAACCACGTAGCTAGGCCAGTATCGCCATTTAGGTAACAGTCACGAAGCGGTGGCTGTGAAGCGGCGCATGTTCCGCCACCAGGCTGTGCAACAGATCGAGTCATAACCCAACCAGGATGTCTCACAATGCCGTCGTCAGAAGCGTTTACTTCAGCTGCGAGCTGTGCAACCGTCAACATAGACACAGCGTAAGTCGTTACGCCTGTCCCTCCACCAACGGTCATTTGCCAATGCACATCTGACTCTTCTTCGTTCCTACCATCGCGATCGTGTTGCCAAAATCTGCGTCCGTAGAAGTAAGTAGTTGTTCCTACTTCAGCAACAATAGATGCCGTCTTACGCTCAAATGCAGATGACACTGTGTCAGGAACATAAGTGGAATCTGTGTTGGTGTACTTTAAAGTCGTAGTACCGATGTGTATTTGACCGCTAGACTTATGTATTCTTCGGCATGAAGTAACACCCCAGAACGCGCTATCAACGCTCTCTGAGCCGGCGTACGAGGTGCTAGTAGTATTCTTACGCGGGTACGGATTATCTTTAGAATCCTTGTCAGGTATTGCTGCCAATGAGTGTGAGTCAGGAGAGCACAAGTCTAACGTAACTGTTGCGTAAGACGTTGTTGCTCCAATAACGTTCCAAGACTTAGTATTGCCATGGTAATCAGTTAGCTCAATAACACCTGGTTCGTTAGTGCCACTATTTGCCCTGACTTGTACATCTAAATACCGATATCCAGACATGCCTTCATAAGGTGAAAACAAACGATTGTTACCTGTACCAGAAATGGTACGGGTCGCACTCTCTGCAACAGACCAACCATTGAAGCGCCATCCTCGGAACAAGACGCGTGTTGTTCCGTTAGTGTTGTCATCTCCGTTGGTTGTAAGCGACGATCCAGACAAGGCGGCTGATATCCATGCAGGAACGTCGTTTAATGATGTTGTAAGAGTGCCTGTGCCCGCACTCATATCCGTCAGCGTTGTTGTAGCTGAGTAGTTATTGAACGTGTCGCTACCAGACCAACTTCCTGACGTTGCTGTAACTGTACGAGATCCGCCATCAAAACCAGTAATCGGCACCGAGACTGAATCAGGGTAGGCACCGTCCCACGCACGGATGCGGCCAAACATTGAGACGCTACGCGCTAAACATACACTGGTGCTGATTGTCCCAGAAGCAGACCTATAGATACCAGACACATCGTCAGCTTCCAGACTCAATGACCATTCTGTAGCAGTCTGTATACCTTTCGTTTGGTTATGCGATAAGTCTGGCACGGTTGTGCCATTTACTTTAATTTGACTTACGCCGAAATTATGCGTCATCGGGCCGGTCACTGCACCAGTAGCACTTAGACTCGCTGTGTAATCTGCTGTCTGTCTTGTAGACGATACTGTGCTAGTAGCAGTTACTGTGGATCCACCTACAGAAAGACTACATGTAGCTGTACTTCCGACAGTACTTCTCTCATACCAAGTGTAGGAAGTTTCTGCTGGGAATCTTGTTGGTGCCGCAGTCGTACTAAATGCTGTTTCTGCAATATCCCAAAGCTTGTCTGTTCCAACACTAGCGCTAAACGATCCTGCGTACGTTGCAGATGCGTCAACGTAATAAGCCGTAGACGTTCCACTAGCAATAGTTACGGTTGTTGTCTGCGTTGTGCCATGACCATTATCAACGACTACGGTAGCCTTTAAATCCCAACCCCATGTAGTTGAGTTTATTGCGTACGCACTAGCAACCACAGTCAACTGACCACTAAAACCTAAATGGCCACTAAAAGTAAAGTTTGTTCTTTTAAATAATAACTGGTTATCCCAAGTAGGTGGAGCAACTATACCGATTGGATTAATAATAGTGACGGTCACATCTTGTGTGTGATCCATTGCAAGAGTACTGGTACGCGTACCGTCAAGGTATGGCATTACGGTCTAGCCACATCCGGTCCACCAGCCATTGAATAACCGTCAAGGATATAAAACGCTCCGTTAGCATCCTGTTGTACGAAATTCCAGTTAGGCGATACATATACGGGAAGTTCATGGAAGGTAGAAACGTTAGCGTTCAATTCCCGCTCGCTGTTAAAACCAACCGTTCCATTAATCTGACCAGTCATAAAAGATTGACGGCGAAACTCTTGCTGTTGCATGTCTATCTGTGTTCGAATATTCATATTAATACACCGTACTCACGTAGTTACTCTCACAGTTATATTCAACCTTCGGTGCAACGACACCACCGCTATCACGGCTGATCACAACCGTACGCCGCTTCATGTATAGGTCATCGTAATCCGTGTCAACACCATTGACCATTAACATTCGACATCGAGCACCAGGCTGAAACCCATCAACATAGTAGAAAGAGCAAACCTTTAGTTGGAAGCGTCGTTGAGCCGCTGCATCGTACACACGCCTAGACATCTTTAGGATGTCTTCAGGTTGTATGTAGGGAACAAATATAGGCATTGAAGTAATGATGCGTCCAAGGTAATCAGGACTATTAGCATCAAATATACTTGCTCTGTTAATTAATGGATTAGCGGCTGGCACTCGTGCCGCGTCATTCTGTGCAGTCGTTGTCCCAACACCATTTATGTAGTTTGTTTCTGGTGGTGACACAGTAAGTGAATAAACTTTTGGTGATTCACCTACGCAGATTTTATTTAGTGAAACATTGTGATCCGCTGGGTTTGGTACAAACTTCCATATCGTTGCGGCATTGTAAGCAGGTTTTGCTTCCAATACCCATTTGTAATTGATTTGATCCCAACGTAAACGATATTCAACAAATTGCTTACGAAGTAACATCAACAGCTGGCGGATAATTTTGTCGCCACGATCACCGGTCTTTGTTCCATGTCTCCATGATTGGCCTCGTGGAGGAACAGGGACAATAGTATTAATTGCATCCGCAGGTAGGTCTATTGTTGGAATCGCGTCGTATCCAGCCGCATTCAATACGTTGTTAATAGCAGACCCAATATTAGTCCCATCAAATGCTGTGTGTAGGTATTGGTTAACTTCATTGAACCTACCAATTTCACTTGTCAGTTCCCACTCTGCTTCGTAGCGATATGCAAAGGAATTACCTGCTGCGTTATCTAAGAACACATCACAAGATACTAACCTAGCCCATCCAGTCTGCTGTGTTACCCAAATTGGTGTACCTGCATCCGGATCATCTGTACGTTCAATCTTATATGTCGTATCACCACGTTCAACAATAGTTATTTCATTTTGTGCAACGTGTGTTGCTTTTACACGGCCGCCGCCATATGCCAGGTCGTCATCAAAAAACTCAAGATGACTGTACCTGTTGATTAACACTGGCGTAGTTGCACGCGTCACCCTAAGCTTGTCCCAACGCAGGTAGACACCGTAAACCATTGGTGTGTAAATAGCGTTTGTTGTAGCCAGTTGAATTTTGTGTCTAAAGAATCTGTCTGTACCGATTGTGTATGTACCAATGTCTTGGTCCACTAACTCTACAGTAGACGATGTTGCAGCATTTGTTTGGTATGCGCCAGTTGTATGACTGGCTGGTGATGTTGCCGGAATAAATCCTGGGTCATATACCTGTGTGAAGAACGAGTAACCAGCTGATCCTTCAGCTGATGTCTTATATCGAATCCTATGTATTGCTGTGTGATAAGTCAGGTTATTAAAGTCAGGATTAAAACCAATCTCTAACTTACCTGCGTCAACAACGTATGGAACACCAGAGTCTGTACGAAGTGGTACCTGAACAAGTTTTCCTGCAATAGACTTTGAATCAGCCGCTGACTTAAAACTCTTTTGTACTGTTGACTTAGTTGTGTGGTTTGTAATCAGTACGCCCATTTGAGGCACTGGAATAATAGACAGCGTTTGCCATTTACCAGTCATCTCGGTAATAGACCCAATATCAAACGAATCTATTAATGTGGCAGTGGTGTAAATGCCAGAAACTGGATTGTCATACCAATAAACTGTGCACTTACCTGTGAAGTCTATGTGTATGCCAAGTTTTTCAATCGCAATAAACAAGCAGTTACGATACTTGTTTGTCATGACCTCTCGACTTGCTATCTTCCAGTTGATAACAAATCCCTCATCCCTCGATGTGTTTGCACCAGTAGCAGTCTGCATACCAATACGAATAGTGTCTAAAGGATATCCAGTAGTAGATATGTATTGAGGTATGTGAACAGCACCAGTCAATGTTGGCATAGTTTTTGTGCCAAGTGTAGGTGTCTCAGATGCTAGAAACTTACCGTTAAATGCAGGGTCCGATGTCTCAACATTCCCATGCCACATCAATTCCCAATATGGTTCATCTCTGGTAATAACAGACTCATCGTACCAATGAGTAGCCGTTGACCATTCTGCGGTTAAGAAGCTTGGTTTGAGCATTATCATCCCAGTGATAGGCTCTTGCCATACATGCTCAACATTAGTAGGGCGGAAGTACTGCTGGATATTCGTACCAAACGGAGACTGTGCAAAACCTGGACGTTGTGTCATCCGGTTTTCTACATCAAAGGTAATGCGCCATTGCGGAATAGGCATTATCCAATACCTACGTTCATCATGTTGTTCCTTGACGCCATATACATCTCAAGCTCGATTGCAGAAACAGCACCGGCACCACGTGGACCAGCACCAATAATGCTAGATGCAAGCATAGTCATAGCCACCGTAGCGTTGTTAAGCGCCTTAGTATTTTCATCAAGTGCTTGATTTTCTATTTTGTTTGGATCAGGTGATGTGAAGAATCCAGCTGCACCACCCATAAGAGTTCCAGTAAGCGTACCTACTATGGTTCCAATACCGGGGAACAACGAGCCAATCATTCCACCAAGCATTGCACCACTAGCTGCACCGCTAAGCATGTTTTGAATGCGTGTACTTTCAGCCATCAACCTCTTATTGCCAGTATTTTCCTGCTGTTGATTAGCAAGACCTTGTGCGGCAAGAGAACCAGCCACCATCAAACTACCGCTTAGGACGCTTCCGCCTAACTGCGGATTCATGTTTGTAAAGAAATTTCTGACTCCAGATGTCAATCCACTTACGTTCATTTGCATGCCAAGTTTGGCTTTTTGCAATGCAGTCATTGCACCCGGTGATGGAGGACCATGCATTTCATTTAGGATGTAATTGCCTTTTGGTCCCATTGTGTGCAGTGCTGTGAATGCTGGGTTTATCTGCCCCATCATTTGTGCTTGACTACTAAGGAACATTGGGACTGACGGTGCTAAAGCAGCGGCACCAGTAAGAGTAGTTCTTGCTTGTGCTGCCTGAATACTGCTCGTAAATCCATTAAGGCTTGCGATGAACGCATCAAGACCACTTTTAGCTTGTATAAATGCAGTCTTGAGATAACCGAATGCGCCAACAATTAACAGTAAGCCAGGTACACCCATACCAGCAGTATTAAGTTTTCCAATCACACCCATTGTGTCAGCAAGTGTGTTCATGAGTCCCAATACAGCGTTCAATCCTTTTTCACTAGTGCCCATCAACATGGTCTGTGCACTTTCAGACACACGTTGTCCGACTGATTCTAAATTTGTCCGACCAAGGGCTTTTGCGCTACCGCCAACACGTCTATCAATTGCATCAAGCAATTCTTGGACGCCTTTGGCGCCTCGCCCACTAAGTCTTGACTGCAAGAACATTGTTGCTTCTTGGTCATTCCCAAATTTACGACCAGCCATCTCTTCCGCTGTTTGACGAAGAGGAGCACCAGTACGAACAAGTCCAAGCAAAGTATCTGAATCCATCGCTCGTGGATTCATACGTAACTTAGCAATAAACTCGGACAACTCTGCAAGCTCAGCTACACCACCACCACCAGAAACAGTAGCGTCAGCAAGAGTTGTTATTGTAGACATCAACTCTTTACCAGGCATACCCATGGCAAGCATCTTGCGACCGATTCCAGCAACATCCTGTGCTCGGAATGGTGTTTGCATCGCAAATTCTTGCAACTCACCAGTAATGAAAGCGCCTTGCTTATTGCTTTTTAGCGATGTGCTTATCTGCGATTGTATGCCACCAAGGCTGGCTGCCATTGTGAAACCAGTTGCTAGGCCAGCAATCTGCCCTATGTCTTTTAGTCCAGCTATTGCACTGTGAATAGCGCCAATAGCATTTAAGATAGGACTTCGGAATCCGATAGCAAAGGAGCTGCCAACAGACTGACCTACCTGCGTCATGCTTCCTGAGCCGCCACCGGATGCCATTGATCCAGTAGTCTGTCGCAAGTTTTGCCGCATCTGTGCAAGTTGTTGTGCTTGCTGGCTGTTGGCTGAAGCAAACGCCGCAGCGAATGCGTTTCTTACACCAGTACCAATAGCCGCGTACTGTTGATTGAATGCAGTACTAAGTGCGGAATTTACAGAGGCTGCCATGCCCGTTCCGAGTCGATTGAACGAGCTTGTGGCCCGGGACATAGCATTGTTCAAAGAAGCTTCGAACTTCGTAACATCTACGTCAATAAGGATTTTAATGTCGCCGAGTTCTGTTGCCACTGTATTTATCCTCTTGTTCTTTTTTCATCCGAGTGTACTCTTTTTGTTCAAGTTGCTCTAACTCAAGCAGATCAAGAACAGCAAAGTATGGAAGGTCTACCTCTAAGGGGTGTCTTCTCCAGTGCTTTGAGCACACTCGGACGAGGAGTTTTTTAGGTCATTAGGTTTCACCCCACGGACCTGACTCAAACCAGTAAACGTTTCGTTATACGTGTTGAACAAATACTGAAAACAGTCCACGTTGTTCTGTGCAATCCACGTATAAAAAAGAGCAGTAGGCCATTCTTCAGATGGCAACGGCTTTTCGTGAGCAGTAGCAATAGCGCAGATATCCATAGCCAATGGGAAAGGGATATCTGGATAACGCTTTGTAAGCTCCTGAGCATCAATACTAGCTTGGTAGATCTGCGGAACACCAGGTCGTCGCCAAGTAAGGATAACTTTGTCATCGTCATCCTTACCCAGCCATTCCGTCACATCAACCTCAATAGAAGGACGCTCATATTTCGGAGCGTTTTGTACAATGTCGCCTAATTTCATATAGCCAGTTTACTATACTTACGGAGGTGTTATTGCACCTGTCCAACCAGTTGTATCTGCCATGCCGTCAAGCTCAATGTCTTCAATCAGTGGATTACCTTGGTCAGTACTCATTCGAAAACTTCGAATAACTCCGACAAAGTCTTGGTAGGTGGCAAGCGCACCGTTGTTTTTGATACGGACGTAGCCAACATAACCAACCGGTGAATACACTGTGAGGCCACGAATAGCAGAGAGGTTTGATACGTTGTCCGCATTGTAAGTCGTTACCATGCGAAGGCGTACCATCTGTTGCCTATTGAAATAGCGACGCTTGATACCTGCTGCACCACCAGCATTGACGGAATCAAACTCGTCGCTATATTCAACAGATCGGCTTACACCGATAATCTGACTATTGGTAGAAAATGTAGGCGCTGCCCCAGTAGGCGCGTATGGAAGTGCAGATACCCAGATCTGTACAGCCATATCCTCCATAATTAAAGCCATAGTTAAGCTCCTTGACTAACTGAATAAGATCCCCAGTCAGCCATGAGGTCGATTTCCATCTCCTCAATCTGTGGGTTACCTTGGTCGGTAGACATACTCATGCGACGCATTACACCTTCATAGGTTCTGGCTGGTGTAAGCGTAGAGTTGTTCTTTACTGCAAGTCTGATGTTGTATAGACCAAGCGTATACGTTGCCAAGGCCTTAGCCTGTGGAAGGTTCAAGACGTTGAGTGCGTTGTAAGTAACAACACCACGGATGCGGATCATCTGGTTGCGGTTGAAGTACCGGCGCTTAATACCAGTAGCTCCACCAGCGTTGACTGAATCAAATTCATCCGAGATTTCAATTGATCGCGCAACACCCAAATATGAATACGTTGCCGCACCTGTAAAGTTTGGTGCAGTACCGGGAGTATATGCATCACCAATTGAAAAGGTGATGCTCATATCCTCAAGAATTAGTGCCATCTGTTACTCCTATAAGTTACTGACGAATATTCGCCAGGTTCGTCCAACTGTACGCCAATATACTTGACCATCACCAACTTCGATTGTAGAGGGAACTACACCCGACGATCGGCATATTACGCGATACCCACTGTACGTCTCGTTTGCATTTATTAATGCAGTATCTATCACATCCATTGCGTTGTACATGTTGTCGTCGTCTACTCCAGCAAAACCAACGACCAACACGTGAAATTCAATAAATGCTCCTTGCCTGTGTCCAGCTTCTAGGTCATATCCACCAATCTCTTCAATGATGACATATGGACTTCTGGCATCCTGAACAGCCAAGTCTTGGTATACACCACTAACAAAATTCAATACTGTTGTGGCAGCAAGCTTACTATTAATCCACTGCCTTGCTAACCTAGGTTCGTATATGCTCACGGTAGTACCTGCTTGATTGTGTCACGAACAATACGTGCCACATTGTCTTTCTGTTCTACCATTGCCTTGGTCAGGAAGGGATTACCCGGATACGCCACGATAGGTGCCTTGTGGCCGTTATGCAGGAAGATGGCGTAATGGACGTCATTACCTACCCAGTTTGGTCCATGCGGATCAGCAATGACTTCAGCTACAAACTTACTTACTTTACGCCCACGGATGCTTTGCACAAGTTTGCCAGATGCTATGTTTGTACCTGCGTGTCGTTTAGCACTCTGGGCTACTTGTTGAGCGGCTGGTCGCAAGCCGGTAGAGACGCCACTCTTTATACTGAGTGACACTCCTCTAACGTTGCTTGTGACTGTTACGTATTTCATTTATCCGCTACTTAACTGCACCAGGAATGGACCAAAGGTGGTTGTTACCGTACCCATTGTACGCTCTACAACGATTCTATATGTACCTGCTGTAGTAACACCTAGTGCTGTCCACGATAGGTTAGGCGTCCATCTAATAACACCACCGTCAGCGTATGCAACTGTAGGTGTAATGTTATTGACTACCGCTGTACCAGCCTGGTTCCTTACACGCATCACAAGTGTTGATCCACTTACCGATACGCTTCCACCGGAAGAGTCAATAAGGACAATCTCGATGTTAGGAACAGTAGACAGGAATTGATTGACTTCCGTAATCAATCCTTCCGATGCGTTCTGCCTAATTAGGAACGGTCCTTGACGAAGCTGAATACGTGATGTGTCTGCACCAGTAGATACCTTGGTGTCTAGGTAGTCACCAAAGGTCCCTGGTGTTGTGTGGTCAACTTTAAATTCATCCCATACTAACGTAGGAGTAGAATCAACCACGTTACGAGTCTCGTTAATGACGCCACCAAATTCAGAAGCACTTGTGTAACCAGAGACCGAAGCTCCCCATACAGCAGTTGCTGTCTGCGCTCCAGTAAGACCACCACTGCTTAATTTGATAGTCATGACTGCACCGTTTGTACCAGATGCGCCTCTGACTACTACAGTAACGTCATCTGCTCCTGCCGCTAGTGCGGCATCAGGAAGGTCAAGCCTGTAGACACCCGGCATATTAACTGAATCTACTTCAGCAAAGCCACCAGCAATCCATCCTCCAGTAGGTGCTGTTCCGTCAATAACACGTGCTACAAGAGGGATGTCTACGCTTGCTGTGCGTGTGCGGTTGTATCGGGCTGATAGACCGCTTGTGGAGGCTGTTAGACCTGTAGCACCAAGGTAGAGTTCGATGCTTTGTGATGTGCTTCCGGGAGCGATTGTGATTGTACTAGCGTTCCGCTCGGTTGGAATGTATGCAGGATTTACAGTAGTTTGGTCTTCAATGATTAGACCTAGTTCCGCGACACGCCCACTTGTCATCGTAAATGCGCCGGATGCAGTAGCCCGACTGCAATACTGAAAATCATGCGCTGTAAATGCTGAGTTATCTGACTGAGCCAATAACGTGTAATAGTTCGATTGTTGAGTACCAGCGCAAACTACATAGTAGTCCCTGTCAGGATATAGCCTTACAGGTGAAGTAAAGTAAAACTCCCCAAGGCGTTGTGTAGCACCCTGATTATTTGGGAGAGAAATAGAACCTATTTCCGTCAACGTATCATCGTAAATCTTTAAACTACAACCTACAATCGCGGCTGTAAGCCTACTAATAATTCCAGATACATCGTAATACCCAGCACTATTTGCTGTTAGTCGTATTTTGTTTCCTAGTTGATTTGGGGTTGTTACAATAATCGAAGTAAATGTTGCGTAAGGATAACCATATGTCCTAAGCGCACCACGCATAGAACAGTAACTTTGCACAGTACCTCCAGTGCTTGTTGATGAACTGTTGTTACCGCCTATTTCACCAATGGTTCCGCTAGTATTTACTGCCATAGTAGACGCTACTATGCATCTATTTGAACCATTAAAAAGACCAGATTCATTTTTAAAAACTACTGCGTAAGTACCTGCTGATAATGAAATAGGACTAGCAAACGTAAATAATTGTAATGATGGCGATGTACTAATTGCTGTACCTGTAAGGTCAACATAAGTTAAAAAAGTCCCATTGTTTACATAACCCTGATTGTCACTACTTTGGGTTACGCCTTGTATGCCGATGCGTATAGTGCCCGGTGAACCACTACGATACAAATACATCATTACACTAGAAATAGTGTCTGCAACATCTAAAGTTACAATACCGTACGAAGTATCTCCTAGATTATCCCGACCATTAACCGACGGTGAAGGTGCACCAGCACCAGCGCGGAAAATTGCAGGTTGTAATACATATCTAACTTTAGCCATTTATAGTCACCACGTTAACAGGTTGTAGAGAATCAAGTAGTGCTGTTTTGCCAACCGTCCCATCCTGCATATAAAGAAGCAACAACAACATCTGAAGTTGACCGGATGTATCTTCAGCCGCCTGTGTGACATCGAACTGTAACGCTTCCATAGACTGGTAGACAACGCCGCCATCATTAAAGAATACAACTACGGTTCCATTGTCCTGTACATCTACAGATAACAATGTTTTAGTGGCGGTCACTTCTTCACCTTACGCTTATCAATAGCGACCATCGCAAGGTCACGCAACTTCTCAAGGTCACCCACACTCATAAAGTCTAGGTTGTCAGCAATCTGACTCAGCAACATAGCCTCACCAAAAGGTATCTTGACTTCAGGAACATTAGTAGTCTTCTTCAATAACTTACTTAGCCAGCTCATTGTGCTTGTACCCTTATCTGTAGTGGACCAAATGTTGTCGTAGTACCTGACACTGTTCGATCAATAAACAAACGATAGTTACCAACAGGACATCCAATAGCCAAGTAAGTGCCTGGCCCTGTCCATCTAACGATTCCACCAGTACCGTATTCTACTGTTGGCGTACCAGTCTCCACCACAGTACTCGCTACGTCCAAGATACGTAGTCCAAGCGTAGCACCCGTGACAGGAACTGAATTGCCATCACCGTCAGTCAACTGCAACTCAAAGGAAGGTGTGTCTGTCGTAAACACTTCAATGGTATCTACGGTTTCCGATCCTGTCTGCCGTAAGTCAAACCTACCAACGAACACACGAGTAGAGTTACCGCTGATCAAGTTGCTGTCAATGTAGTCAGTACCGTTGTGAAGGAGAGCGCCAGAGAGTTCGGATGCAGCTGCTGTTGAATCGACAATCGCGTGGACATTAGCATGGATGTGGTGCGATGCCCCGACATCCGCAGGACGATTGTCGACCGTAGTTTTTAGAAGTCGTGCGCCCATTGATCCAGCAGTTGTGTACGATGACGCAACAGCATCAAAGACCGCTGCGGCTGTCTGCGCTGCCGTCAATCCACCACTTGAAAGTGTAACGGTCAAGACTGCTCCATTCGTGCCGCTTGCACCACGCACCACGATCGTGACATCAGATGCGCCAGCGGCAAATGCCGCGTTAGGAACATCAAGCCGATACACGCCGGGCACGAGGGAGGAGCTAATCTCTGCGAAGCCACCAGATGTCCACGCGCCTGTTGGTGTCTGCGTGACCAACGTTATAGCCACCGGAGCCGATTGATTCCTTACGTAGTATGCCGCTAGACCGGAGGTGGAAAAGGTTAGGCCTGTAGCACCGAGGTAGAGCTCGATGCTTTGTGAGGTTGAGCCGGGAGCGATGGTTATTGCGGAGGCGTTGCGTTCGGTTGGATTGTATTGCCCAGGTATAGTTGTACTATAACTATTATATGACCCGATATTTGGTGTCACACCGTCCCAAGTATTGCCATAAAAATCACTAACAGGTGCATTTGTTGTTGTGCCAGTAGCGTATGAATACAAGCCAGTATTTGTAAACCACTCTCGTTGTTCAATACCCCAGAGTCTTCTTATACCAGTGTTCACTGGATAATATTTACCAGTGTATACATTTGTAAGTGTAAACCCGGTAAAGCCAAGTAAAGACCTAACACTGCATGAATCAACAAGTGAATTTGTTCCAACACCACCTGCAACCCAGAATGGCTGGGTTGACGAAACGCAGTTCCTTATATAAATATCAGACTTAATATTGTTGGTGGAAAAACCAATACCAAAGCAATTTGATATATAAATACCAGTTCCTGAATATGTTAAATTTGAACCATTGAATAAAGCTACAACAGATGCACCTAAACAAACAACTCTGTCTATGTACAGGTTGTATACCCAGTTTGATGGTGTGCTCCTACCAATTGTTGAATCGTTGTACAGATTTCCATTACCAAAACCTGAAGTAATACATTGTGTTATGTAATAGTTTTTCGTTAAACCAAGCGATGGTGTATCTGTAGATAAAATACAAGTTTGGTCGTTTGCGGACATACCGAAACAACACTTTGTCCACCGTAATTCAATGCAGTCAGTGGTAGAAAAAATATTACTGTTAGCACATTGCTCAAATTCTAAACTGTCAAATCGCAAATAATTTTTTGATGCGAGTGTAAATATGTTAAATGTGCCAGACGGACTGCCTATGTCATTACTTAGTCTATTTGTAATCAACACGCGCCCCGGGGTAATGCCAGAAAATTGGCTCGCCGTTGGATTACCGTTAATAAATGTAGGCACTGTGTATGTGCCGCCAACAGTAATTGTTGCTGTTTGCCTATAATCACCCGGTGCAATATACAAGGTGTCACCTGAACTAATACCAGACGCTCCAAGAGCCTTGGAAACCGTTTGCCAAGCCTGACCAGACGTTGCGCCTAAGCCAGTATTAGAATCACTGCCGTCAGTACGGACATAATATATTGCCATTATTCAGCGGTTCCTGAAAGAATTTCTTCAGCCATAACGTACATAAATTGATTTACAATATTTAGCCTGAACGCCTCATCTTGCTGTACCCACCAAGTAAATACATCAATCCCGTCAGGCCCAAAGTCAGCAACTTTGACAAAGTCATCATTTAGGATGTCGGCTTTGATGTTGTAGTCTGCTGGGTTTGTAACAAGTGGTGTAACAACTACATTGTTTAGGTTCATTTACTTACCTCCATTGCCTCCAAAATTGTGTCAATCGCTTTTTTCACCAAGTCAAAAAAGTAAGTGTGGTAACGGTTAACATAATCTTCCCCACCAACTGCCAGATGTGACGGACAGATGTAGGCTGCATCAGTGCAGCCGTTAACATACTCAATCGGTGCGGCATACCACCACCAATTGTCGTATACATATTGCACTAAGTCTATGTCAGTGGATGCCCTGTACCTAACTAATTCGCTTGCCAATTCTCTGACATCGGCCCGCTCAAAAATGATATGTTCCATCCGATACCTCCACTTTGCTGATGTCCGATTGTAATTCTATAGGCGCGAATCTGTCAATGCGGTAGTTTTGGAGGTTCATTTGCCCACCTTCAAACTGTTCGCATTCGTACCCTTGAACGGCATCGTGAGGAACGCCAGCACACTACTCACCGCAGCGGAGACACCAGCCGCTACCGCCTTGCTTCCGTAGAGTGCCAGCACTGCGCCGAGCTCGCTGATGTCGTGAGCTTCGGATGTCCTGACCCCATCGCCGAAAACGGAAGTGAATGCAGCTGTAAAAGCCACGATCACAACGACCACTAAACGCTTAATACTGATCTGTAAATTCATCTTGTGTTCATACGCCCTTCGATGTTTGACACTCGGCTCTCAACTTTACCAAGCCGTGTTTCCATCTTTGCTGTATCTGACTTTATCTCTTGTGTGTCTCTACGCATATGACTTAGCTGTTCATCCATACGGGCAAATCCCATTGCAGCTTGCACGCCTGTCAACAAGATCGGAATCATTAACGCCAACACCGCCACAATCAAATGCCAAACTTCAATAGTCATTGAACGTCCTTCCCCGCCGCCGTGTACCGGGAGAGTATCTGTGTCTCAATATCTTTACGCAGTTGTGTTTCTACTTCCGTAGTTACATCTCTTTTGAATGCAGGAAGGTTAGCGTCTTGTCGAATAAAGAATGCGATCATCGCCGTAATAACAGCAGGTACACCTGCTCTCAATGCCTCAATGCTTGCAATACTAGCCACCTTGGCTACATGACCAAACGTGCTGTTATCGCTAATAGGCATGTTTTCCCATGCCGCATTGAACGCAGGTAGAGCAGAAGCAAAGAAAGCCCCAACAATAACCCACCACAATCTACCGTAGGCGATGTTCATGCTTTGCGCCTCTCAGCCTTGACGGTAATAAAGATGGCGTCTGTACGACCAGGGTCACTACCAGTAATAAGGTAGTCAACGTCATTGACCCGTAATCTCTCGTACTGTGTAACCTGTGAATCAGCAGGAAGGATAATCTCTGCATCGTACAGAGGTTGTGTCTTCTTACCTGCAAACTCTTCGTTACGTGCCTGGCGTGGTAATCGCAAGCGGCAAGGAAATGTCTTGTATCCGCCTGGCGCCGGCACAAGTGTAAACTGGACGTTAGCGGATCCTATGCTTGTAGTAGGGCCAGTGTTTACCGGTCGTAGCGCATACGCCGTGTCAGTAAGCAGTCTAGCTTGCATCTGCACAGCCAAGTACTGAACAGCACGTTTACCCGGTGTAACTGGTATCACGGAACCCACATATCCATGAAGGTGTTAGACATCCGCACACAGTGTGCATGTCTTTGTTGCAATTCAAGTTGCAACCATTCGTCACTAGTATTGATGTCGTTTACGCACTTAGCAGCCTTGAGTGTCCATGCTGCCTTTGCCATACCTGACAAGTCGTAGTTGTCAGATGGTGCGTCTCCTTCATCCTGCCAGTAACAAGTATTGTCAGTGACAACATAGCCCACCCTGCTTGCTCGCAAGGTAGGCCATGAAGGTTCAGTTGCTCCGGTAATGCCAGATTCTATACAACGGTAAAGTCTGTTACTGGTATTTACACGGATGCGATAGTTGCCGTTAAAAGTGGTAGACGCAACCCAGTCGTTAGCAATCTTGTAACGGTTTACCAGCTGGACCAATTCGTCCGGTGATAAGACCGGATCAAGATTAGCGTCAGCGTATGTTGTCAACCAGTTGATTGCTTCTATTTGAGTCACGTCTACCGCCTAACTTACGATCCGCCGTTGAGGAAGATACCACCTTCGACAGTGGTTGCATCCTGTGTCACAGGAACCTGTGTTGCATTCCAGAGTTTTACATCAAGGAAGTCAACAGTAGCGTTCTGTGTTGCACGCGAAGTAACAATACGGAAGTAACGCTTCTTTGGCTTGTTAACCTCGAAGAAGATAATCTTGTTATCATCGGTGTCAGCAATAGTAACAGATCCACCAGTAACGTCTGTGAACGTACTGTTGTCGTCTGACCACTGAAGCTTTGCACTTGTAACAGCACCGGAGACAATTGCTCCAACTGCCATTTCAAAACAAATGTTGTTGAATCCAAGAACATCTGCGCTGTCGCTCGTAATAGCTGTAGAGCCAGCAGCCGCAACGAAGTTTGTACCATCTGGCTTCATGCGGATGTGCTTGATCTCTTTTTGGATTTGGCGAAGAACCATAATCGTTATCCTTTCATTTGGGGAGGTGTTACCCTCCCCATTTCACTAAGCAGATACCTTGTGAGCAATCAGCTTCCAGTTCTCTACTGGGCGTCCACCATGGCGGAATCGTCCAACGAGTCCAACCTTGTTGTTCTCAGCGTAGCGCTCAAGAAGAACCTGGATGGAGAGTCCAAGGCGATTAACCAAGTAGTAACCAGACCAGTCACCAGAGATGACAGGATATGCGTTGGCTGCTACGTTAGGCATGAGTCCGCTGTACACAACAGGGTAGCCAAGAAGCGTGTCCACACGGCTACCAGCAAGACCGGAGTCTTGGTAACCATATGCAAACAGGTATCGAAGCTGTTGGTCTTTGAGTTTGTCAATAGTACGCTTCGTGCTGACACGGTTCATAACAACACGGATGTTCTCGTTGTACTGTTCTGGCAGTGTGTCGATAAGATCAATAAGACCGTCGGCAGTCAGTGCAGAAGCAGAACCAGAGTTGACGATACGTGGTGCATCAGCCGTTCCGATTGCAGTCAGGATACCGAGTGGCTGGTTTACACCGGAACCACTAAGAATCATGCGATCACGCTCAAGAGCGATGGTCTCATCAAACTTGTCAGCAATCCATCCCTGAATGTCGATGGCCGAGTCTTCCAGCATGTTGCGGGTGATACGGCTTTTCATCATTCCGGTGTAGACATCAATACGAGTCTGACCAAAGAGATCGGAGTCGTCTACAAGTCCTTCATCGGTCGCTGCTTGCTCACCGGTGTACGTGACACGGAAGCCAGTGGAGTAGATGTCGTTGCTGTCAACATAGTTGACCTTTGGCATCTCAACAGCATCACGGCTGGTAGAAAGCTGAGTAACGAGACCAGCAACACGGGTAGGTGTAGCCAAGCGGCTAACAACACGGTTGATGATTTCTGGTGTTACAAAGTAACCACCCTGTGGGTCAAGTCCAACTTCTAGGTCTTTACGAGCTGTTGCACCCATACCGGTAATACCCTTACGAAGGTATTCATGGAATGCTTGCTTGTAACCATCACTGTTCATGTGTGACCAAACACTCTTGGTAAAGGTACCTTCACCAACTT